CCAGCAGCGGGTCCTGCGGCTGACGATTAAACAGTGAGCCAATCACACGGCACAGAATGGAAAACTCATTCATGAGTCAGATTTCCTTGAGGCAAAATAAATTAAAAGTCAGCCAGTTCAGCAATATGTTTGCCGCTACGCATTTCCAGAAAGTCGGGCAGGCGACGCGGCGTGACATTTAACACCCGATCCTCAGGAAAATCCACCTCGCGGGCAATGCGCAGGTACTTGTAGAGAGGACCGAGCCCTGGAAACAGTAGGGAAACCAGAGCCAAATGCCAGCCGTCCATCGACTTCAATGGTCTTAACAACGTCGCTGGTCTATTGTTTCAGAAACCCAATCTTAAACTCAACAATCTCAGCCAGGCAAAAAGTCAAAATGTCTAAAATATCTTAAAAAACGGCCTGTTCAGCAGAGAAAATTTCTTACTAATAAAAACGAAAATATTTTACGCTAATATAGATAATTAAGACAAACCACAGTAAAGCGAACAGCAAACCATAGTCAGGAAAAACGTTTATAAATAAAATAGCGCCAACCACACCCACAACTGGTGGTATCAGTCCAAAGAAAGATTGACTCACCCAGGCGTAAAACCAGCGAATAATTTTTTTCATTTTATCAAAATATCTTCCATTAAATTTTAAAACCTGATCTTCATGAACAGGCATACCCCTCAATTTCAATAATGATATTCCTGCATAAATTCAGAAACTTCATCATGTTCAGCGTATCGATCACATGTTCCTGCCGCGTTGGTAAAGCACATAGTCTCAATCTTTGCTGTCCGTAATATAAAAGAGTCGATGAGAGAATTTACTGTAACTTTCATACCTTATGCTCACCTCTGACTTTACCCAGAACGTAAGCGGCCCCATATCCCAGTAATACAGCCCCGAAGAAACAGCATAGTTTCAACGCCAGGCTATCGAAAACAAAGAGTGAAGCGAGAGCAACGAAGCTCATCACGACTGTAATCGTCCCTTCAATTACATGTGCCGAAAGTTTACCCAGCCTTTTTACAAATTTCATTACTGATCCTTTGAAAGGTCTGAGGGTGGCTACTGATATAATCCAGATCCTGATCGCCTCCTATCTTTCCGGCTCCATAGGCCAATTGATTGCGAACAGCCTCATTACCTTGAGCATCAAGTTTCCAGTAAAACTCGATAATTACGGTAGTGACTAATCTGCGTAATGATTCTTCATTGCTGATTAATGATTTGACCACCTGATAAAACCATTCGTTTTCACGTTCGTTTCGCAACTTAAGGTCATCCCCGACTGTACCATTAGCTATATATGTACGTTTTACAGTCGGTTCAACTCGGGAACTCAACCGCAAATAAGTTATTTCAGACCCACCGCTTACACCTGGTGCAGAAAGTCTGGCGGCATGTAAGTCCCGGAAGTAATAAATTAAAAGTCAGCCAGTTCAGCAATAGATTTGCCGCTACGCATTTCCAGAAAGTCGAGCAGGCGACGCGGCGTGACATTTAACACCCGATCCTCAGGAAAATCCACCTCGCGGGCAATGCGCAGGCAATGCTCGAAATGGCCGAGCGTGAAAGCCGTATGGGAGTCTGAGCCAAATGCCAGTCGTCCACCTGCATCGCGAACGGCGGCGGCGATAGCCCGGCAGTTAGGTTCACTGCCCGGACGCGAGTGGGTAAAGGAGGAGTTATTCAGCTCCAGCGCCACATTGTAATGCGCTGCGGCCTCGGCAATCGCCGGGATATCGACAGGGAATTTCGGGTTCCCAATGTGATTTTCTACACAACCAATCTACCAAACTTTTTTTCTAAAAGAAATCCATGTACAAACCTATCTAATACATTAATATCATTACTGGGTCTCATAGTTGTAAAAAATACCCAAAAAAGCTTATCTTGAATAAAGTCCATCTAATTGATTTTAATGTAATTTATTCGCTTTAGCAGAAGGAGTTGAAAATGACTGAACAAGAATTTGAAGAGAAGTATCCACAAGAGAAATTCACATATGTCAGTAAAAGCGAAAAGAAAAAAGATTCTTTAGGTCAAAAAGAAATTGAAGTTTTTGATATTGTCTCCAAAAAAACTGGTAAAACTGTAATAAGTGCGAGCCGCACGACACACACTACAGTAAACTGGAATTATAAGACTGAATTCAAAAAATACCTCGCCTGGCTCACACTACCAGTTGTTTATTTCGTCTTCTTATTATTATTGATTCCCTTTAAAGCAACTACAGCTTTAGGTATGGTGTCTGTGACACTTACAGTACTCGGTGGAACTGATTTTATAAAAGATAATTGTCAATATTTGAAAATACCGCTTACAAAAAGACGCTCCGATATCTTAATGGTTTGTGGTATCGCAGTTGGTTTTACAGCAGTAATTGCTGGAATGGTTAAGAAAGAATTTAATTTTTTAGAAAATATTTCATATGGTGCATTATTAATAATTTTATTATTAACAATGATAATGTCGGCAAAAAAAGATATACAAGAGAATAAAAAATCCGATACAAACTTTAAAGAAAAGGTAAAAAAATGAAATTAACTTTAACTGAAGTAGATTATGCTAACGGCTTTAAAAATGGCAATGACCTGTTTGAAAGAGCTAAGCTCGGACTACAACTACAGAGTATTATACGTCATTCAGAAGATGAAAGTTTAGTATTGGCAATTGATGACCAATGGGGAACTGGTAAAACAACATTCCTAAAAATGTGGGAAAGCGAGTTAAAAGCTGATGAAAACCTCGAAGTCATATACTTTGATGCTTTTAAAAATGATTATCAGGAGGACGCTTTTCTGGCTCTGTCTTCAGCAATCTATCCAAAAATAGAAAAACAAGAAGACAAAAGGAAATATTTAAATGCGGCTACTAAAGCTGGCAAATTTCTTTTAAAAGCTACAGCTAAAATTGGTTTGAGAGCAGCCACTTTAGGTGTGGTTAAAGATACAGACTTTGAAGGTTTAGGAGATGTGACTAAAGAAGTAATTGAAGAGCCAATAGAGAAGCTAATTGAAGAGAAACTAAAAAGTGCTGAAAATGAAATTCAAGTCATTCAGCACTTTAAAAACACTATCACTGAGTTAGCGAAAGATAAAAAAATTGTGTTCATCATTGATGAACTGGATCGAGCAAGACCTGACTTCTCATTAGACTTATTAGAAAAAATGAAGCATGTCTTCAATACAAAGAACTTATTTTTTGTGTTAGCAGTTAATAAAGATCAATTTTTACATATAATTAAGAAACGGTATGGTGATATCGATTCAGAAACATATCTTAGTAAGTTTATTCACTTTTGGTTTGCTTTACCACAGTTAAAAGACTTTGAAGGTAATTCAAGAATTATACCAACTTTTATTGATTATATATCCAGAAACCTTAAAATAAACGGTGATTTTAGAGAAGCAACAATTCTGTTAGCCCAATTACTTAAAGCGAGCAATGCCTCATTGAGAGATTGTGAACGCTGTTATTCCCTACTTGTTCTTACGAGTGCAAATGAAATATCAAGAGAAAAGGTTTATCAATACTCAATCGGTATAAATGTATTTCTAAAAATCAAAAGACCAGATATATTCAAGGGAATCGTCACCAGAACCGCAACACCAGAAGAAGTATTGAAATCATTAAATATTTATCAGCTTAAAGGAATTTCACCTGAATATTTAAAAGCTATCGTTATCACGGACTTAATGACTGATGATGAACTCTTGAAAGCTGAAGAAACAAAAGAAAGAGTTCTCAGAGATTCTTATAGAGATCCTATAAGGGCTTTGACTCAAGTACTTCCATTTTTCGAATCCGTGATAATTTAATAAGCACTAACCAACTTTTTAATCTTGATTCATCAATTAGCCACCTCCAACTAATAGAATAAGTACTTTCCACACATCTGAAAGTGGAATTGTGGGAAGTACTACCCCAAATACAGCCAAGATGGGAATCACAACATAGTTATAAAAAACGATGAACGTTAGTATATAGCCTAGTGCTTGCCGCCATGTAAACCCCCTTTTCGTTTCCTCTAAAGTGATATCGTTTTGCTGTTCAGCATTATTACTATTTGGTTGCTCTTTACATACCGACTTATTGAATAACACACCTGATACGGTTTTTATTATTTCAATTATTAAATTTATTCCAAACATATCCTCTCCTCTTTTATTTGTTGTTGTACGAGAAATAGCACAACATTAATTCCTTTAACAAATAGCGTATATTTGTCGATGATTCTCACATCTAAAACATCATCATAAAATGACCATTCAGCCATTTCACCAGCATATAAATCTGGTTCCTGACCTTCATAAAAACCAATATTCATACAGTCACCTTGGAATGAATCAACTGAGTGTTTACCAGTGAAATACTTCGAATTTAGTAGTACTTTATCGAAAGGGTATGTATTCATTAATGGTTTAACATCACCGAATAAAATATGTTCTGCTTGTTCAAGATCATAATGTTCTTCCATTTTCATTTTGTTTTCCTTTATTGTTTTGAGAAATAATAAGTACCATTCATGTTTGAAATTGCTAGACGTGCTTCTGATTCTGCTTCATTGAAGAAATCAAAAATCATTTGTCGGGTTTTCTTTTCTTTAACACCAATGATACGTTTATCACGGTTCTTTTTATTTTTAGTTGTGTCAATAAGCATCTTTTTACCATTGACATTAGCTACTTTATATTTTTTATCCATACCAGCATGTAATCCAGTAATGTTACCTTGCTTACTTAATTTGGCATTGGAAGTAGGTATGAACTTATCATATATTTTTGAAGCATCAGTAATAACGTTTTTAAGATAACTGGCTTGATCACCACGTACTATAATCTGGTTTTTTCTACGTTCACCACGTTGAATAAAGTTGAAGAAAATAGCTCGCTTAGTAAAGGGTACTGGACCACCTTTAATTTCTTTATTAAGTTTATCTTGAAGGTTATAAGCAACTGACCTTATTTTTTTTGTTATCTCTGATTGAACGTTAATTACAATTTCAGTTTGCTTATTATTTACCCATTTAATAGCATCGGCTGGTGTGTAGTTGGGGTTAAATCCAGTACTTATATTCATAACAAATCACCTATAATCCTTTGTAGTACTTTACGCTGTTCTCCATTGTCTTTTTTCAAACGTGTTTTAACCATTATTGCTTTATTAAGATTACAATGATCCGTACCGAATACACCGATTAAAGTACTTTCAATTAACATAGCTTCCTGAACAGTCTTAAAGCACCAAAGAATTGATTTGGTATATATCTCACCAGAAGCAATCATTTCTTTTACTGCCCTAGAACTACTACAATAATGCTTCCAGTCAGATTCAATTGAAGTACTTTTAAGTTTTGAAAAGTCCTTAATGCCCTTATAGACCTGCTTAACACCAATGTAGTAAGTACCAGATTCAGGGAACTGAATAAGATAGACGAAACCAGCATAGTTACATACTTCATCAATGTCCCATTCATCCGAATAGAACATATTCCAATTTTCAATAACCTTAGCCATTTTTCACCGCCCGGATCATATCGTTCACCCGGTTAGGCGTTTGTCTGTACCAGTTACTGTCTTTAACTTCATTAACTGCCGTTGCGTAATTACCACTGCGTAATGCTGCCAGAAACTTTTTAAACTGTAGTGTTTTGGTTAATCCTAACTGGAACACCATTAGTACTAGAAAGTCATTCCAACGGCTTTCATCAGGTAGATTCACTTGAAGTTTAACTACGTATTTACGTGCCTGTTTTACATCCAGTACTAGTAATCTTTCTGCTTCCTGTTCAGTCAATCCCTGTTTAAATTTCTCACCAGCTTTCACTAAATGACCATAGCCGATAGTGTCATAACCTAAACTGTCTTTGTATGTCCAGAATTTGCCATCCCTGAAATATCCTAGTTTTGCTTGATACTCTTTAGTACCTTCATAAGTTTTAAGTTGTTCAATAATATCCATAACAATTCCTTTTGTTATTGTTGTTATCGTATTTATTCAGACGAAAAAAAGGGGCTTGTTAGCCCCTTTTAGTTCTTTCGTCTAATAGTGTTAATACTTTCACAATGTCCTGTTGGATCTTGCGTATTTCTTCCCTTAGTTCTTTAATTTCTTCAATGTCGCCTTGGATGTTATCAACCTTTGATTCTAATACTGTTACTCTGGTTTCCAGATCGTCTAATCTTTCTTCCTTTTCTTTATTACCATCATTATATGATTTAACAATCTGCCATACACCAAAGATTACCGGGATTAAAATTCCCGTTATAATCCACTCTGTCACAATTTTACCCTTATGATATGTGTTAATGTTGTAATATATTTATTAGAAGTAATCAGCCATATCAATACAGGGTACTGAAACTCCCATCTGGGCACGAACAGGTGAATACTCATACGCAACCCTTGATCCTGCTGGCATAGCTCTATAAGTACTGACACTATTCCCACTCATAAGAAGTCCTGAATAGCATACTGGACGCTTTTTATAAGTTTCTACGCTGGCATAGTCACCACACATGAACCCATAAGAACCCAAGGGAACCATTGGAAGGGCTACATTACCTGCTGCTGCGTTCCATTGAACCTTAGCAGGACTGCCAGTTGAGTTATCAAGATAGAATGGGAAGTTGAACATACCACCACGCCAGATAACAGGAGGCCATGCTGAACTAAATGTGATTACACCCTGAGCATTTCTAATCAACGTACCATAGCCGCTAGAAGGTACTGGAGGCGTTACACCAGTACTTACGACTACGATAGCTATACCGCTAACAAGACCACCCATAGCCGCACCATCAGTACTACCAAAGGCAGAGTAAGTACGTATCTGGTATGTTGCCCTGTCATAGTAGAGCGGAGTGCTCCCATTCTCCCAACGTGCGAATACAACGCATGAATCACGATTGGGGATACTTGCCGGTAATGTCCAGGCACCATTGATATCAATCACCGCCCTGTAAGTAACGTAACCAAAACGACTAACATCACTGATAGTACAAAAATCTGTAGAGTCATACATTGCTATGCCGTAGGTTTGAGGTTGTGCTGTAGGTACTTCAAAACTATTAATATCGAAAGTATTGGGTACATTTGGGTAGTACTGATAAGAACGAATAGTTAAAGTACTGCCACTTACAGAAGCACTACGAAGAATATTAACATTTGGAATACCAGTCGCTGATGCTGGTTGTACATATACCGCCTTATTGGGAATACAAAGATATGTACCACCCGTTGAAGGCCGTTCTAGGGGTACTGAAGTAGCAACATTATCACCAGTACCACTAAGTTGTATTTGATTCCGTCCAAGGCTACTAAGTATTCGTGAACTTGCTGTTACATCAATTGATTTATTCCAGCCATCTGGCGTAATTGTAAATCCCATTGCCATTTTTTTATTTCCTTATTGGGGGGATTGATCCCCCTTTATTATAATCTACCAATTTTTACACGAACTACCCCGGCACCATCAAGAACAGTAATACCATTACCATCGATGGCAATACGCCCATTACCATCTTGTGTACCCATCTGGAAACCGCCATTTTTATCGATAATCCATCCATTTACACCACCTGAAGCAATATAGTTATCAGAATATATAGCTCCAGCTATTTTAGCGTTAGTAATTTGAGCATCTGCGATTTTCGCATTTGTAATTTGAGCATCTGCGATTTTCGCATTTGTAATAGCACCATCCTGAATCTTCGCGTTTTGAATACTACCGTTGATGATCTTAGCAGCGTTTATACTACCATCTGCTATTTGAGCAGTACCAATAGCGGCATTTTGAATCATTGCGTTATTCATGTATGTAGTACCGTTCTGTACTACGAATGGATAAACTTTAGTATTTGCTCCGGCAGTACCAGAACTAATCAAACTAAAACGATCCGCTATGATAGTGAATACTGATTCAGTACCTGAGTTAGCTAAAGCGATACCAGATACATAACCATAGTTATTTACACTGACAGCCCATCCGGTAAATTTAGCATCATTGATTATTTGAGTTTTAACAGTGTTGAATTCTGAACTAGACAGAACACCATCAACAACATCATTATTCAATTGGCTAAACGGTACTTGTGTTTGTTGTAAGAATGGTATCATTGCTGACCACTGAATTTCACTGGCACCAAAAATATCAATCATACCAGCACGTATATAGTACTGACCATCTGGAACAACTATCCAATCACCCCACTGATTAGTACTGATATAGTTAGCAGCAATGCTACTAAAGTTTTCGGTATTACTAATCTGAATATAGACACCCGCGTAATCTTTTGGTTTGTTCGCATCTGACCATTCAAAAACTATTTGTCCAATCGCTGAACGTGCTACTAAACCTTGAATTAATGGGGCTTGTGGATTTTTAACAGTAATCAATGCTTCCTGTGAATATGTACCCGTTGTGCGTCCAATTGCCGTAATGCCAATGATTACACTACGGTTAGTACCATCAGCTTTGTTATATTGGAATGTATAGTTAAAGCTATGGGATGAACTGTAATAAGTATTCAGTAGTACACCACTGGTGTTATAAACCTTAACCTGATACTTGCTAAAGTACTGTCCGAATGGAAGATTGTTAACAATTAATGCCGATTGATCATCCCATCCAATGAAGAAATCACCACTGGTAGTATTAGTACCGCCTAGATCGTTATTAACTAAACGTAGTCCAGTTGGCTTAGGCAAAGTAAATTCATAATCTGGTTTGATGTTCAAAATGGTAATGCGTTGTGACAATATCCCAAGGTTATTGTAGGCCGCAACACCAAAATCATAGTTGATACTAGGATCAAGATTGAATAAATCGAACACGCTAACGTACTGGTTTACTGAACCACCATACGTCCAGATTGCCGCGTTAGCCGGTCTGTAGTAGATGTAGTAGCCGCGTAAGTACTGGTCTGGTGAACCTGTCCAGCTTAGAGTAACTACGTTACCTGAGATTATGCCGCCCTTCTTCACTGCCTGTAGGTTACTTGGTGGAAGTACTGAAATTACCTGTCCTACCTGACCATCTACAGGGAACACACCAGGATCAACACCTTCATAAATCCCCTGATTGTATTCAAGGCAAGTTAAAGTCATCATCCCGACGCTTTCAACTGAAGTAGTTATTTCCTTACCATATACCCGGTACTGTTTGTTAACAATTCCATATTCAGGGAAGTTAACAGTAATAACTGACCATACCTGTAAATCCCAGGCACTGTCAGTAGTGAATACTAAGGTATTGTGTGAGTACTTCGATTTAAGAAGTTCAATATTAACAAGGTAAGTTAATTGGTCTTTGTTATGTACCCAATCATACGCCATCGCTTTAGGGATGATAGTACCATCAGATTCAATAACATCACTTTGTGAAATATCACTTGGAATACGGATTACATCAGTACTGTAAGAGTTCTGAACGTTAGTCCATGAGGCATCAATACAGTTAAAATAATCAGTAGTACCAGAAGTAGTAATCTTAACACTACCAAACATGTTAGTTTCGTTGAAGGTAGCAACACTGGAACCAGGAATATCGAGAGTAAGATATAATTTACCGGCGTGAATGTAAGTAACACCACCAAATGTCATTAGAATCTTTTCAATATTTGATTTATATGAATCCCTATAATTTATGTTACCAACTGAGTTAAATCCATATTGTAAACAGTAACTAGCCGCAGTACGGAAACTTTGTAGATCAATGTTATTTGGATCAATTGACATACCATAAACAGTATCAGTCAAGAAATCGTAGAGTTGACTTGGTGGATTACTTGAAGCACTGATTGCCATTGTATTCAAATCACGGATTAACTTACCTTTGATTTCTACTGTTAGTACATAATTATCATTAGTAAGAATGTCATTTTCTAAACTGGATTGAGTCTTTTTAATAACACAACCAATTTGTACTACACCATTACCTTTAAAGTTATTATTCCAGCGACTGCCGCCATATTGTAAACCTAGTGATTTACTACCTGCGTATTGTGCCTTACCAAAACGTACTTCTAGTTGTAGATATGGCCTGAACTTCTCCAGAATACTTGTAGCAGGAATAATACCTTCTGATGCTATCTGTTCTGCTAGTACTGGTTCATCATCGATATAAATCTGATTAATCAAGTTCCCTACTTCACCCATCGCTATTGCGTGTTCAGTGTAAAGGTACTGACTGGAATCATTATAAACGTTATACCAAGGGACAATTGAACCCACTTTACAGAAATCATTAGCACCAGTACCGCCATACAGAATCGGCATTCCTGACTGTGGATCGGTAGATCGTGTTAGTGTTGTTGCTGTGTCACCATATCCAGTAGTGTTAGGACTTAAGGCAGTTAGGGAACTTGTAGCAACGTACATTGCCGCACCGGCTGCCGCACCCCATGCCGCCGCTACGTATAATGAAGTACCGCCCGTAAAAACTGCTGCCGCTACTGCTACTGCTGTTATTACGGCACTTAAGATACCTGCTGAACTTGATCCGCCCATGTTGTGATTTCCTTATCATTTATTATTCTGTAAATCTTCCCGGTTAATTCTGCCGGTACTTGTACACTTTTAAATTTATGTAATTCATGGTCTACTTCAATGTATGAACCATGTAAAAAGATACTTGCGTTTAATCCATCAATGTAGATATCCCCATAGATTGGAGTATCTACCAGTACACAATGACGCGATACAATGTCTTCAAGATTCTTAAAACCATTGGCTTTGAATAGTTTCTTACCTGATGTGATACTTGTATATTGATTGATTGCTAGTTTTTGATATTCAGTACCGCAAACACTATCAAGTAGTTTTAGTACTATAATGTTACAATCATTCTTACCTATCTGATATGGTGTATTAATTGCTTCTTCTGTAATTTTAATTATTTTAATAATATTCTTCATTACTTATACTTCCATTGTTGTTCAGCGTGGATGATACCTAGTAAGCTAAAATACTCATCACCTGGATTAGTAGATTGGTGTACTGAGTTAGCCGCTAAAGTACGCATCTGTACATCCAACTTGTTCCATATACTATTCAAGTTAACCGTAATATCATTTGTTATGCTATCAGACTGGTTATTAGCTTCTGTTTCAAAGTAATCAATATATCCACTAAACATCAAATCATGTTCTATTACTGAATTGTCTGCTGGGCTTATAATGGTTAGATAGATGTTTACCTTTGCCTTTCTGAATGCCCCTGAATTAGCCAGTACTCGAAAACTTGGATTGATGTTCGAGATCTTGAAACTAATCGATTCGTTCTGAATGTCTTTCTGTTCATTGAAAGTCGGAAAGCTATTGTTTATGAAGTCTGGAAAGCTCGTATAGTTGATGCCGTTTGCCTGCACATCAGTAAATGCGTCTGTTAAATGTAACTGGCTTGCTGGTGATCCCGGTACTGGATATATATCAACACAATTAACAGTTACACCCATCGACATTACATCACTTAGGCTTAGTACGGTTTTATTAGTACCACGTTTCAAGTTATAGAACTGAAGTAACGCGGCATTTGTGAATACTCCTGCGTTCATTAGATTGCCTCTGTTGCTTTTAGTTGAATACTCATAACGTTTTGTACTTGCATTTGGTAATCATTATCAGCATCAAGTACAAAACTACCCTGAATGTTATTATATTTAATAGTTTCGCCGCTGTTTACCTGAGCACGTAAGTTAGGGAATAAACTTAGTACTGTTCCGCTATTAGCAATAACACGATAAATCTTTGTATGGTTTGCGAATTGAATTAAAGTACCAACTTCAAGATTGTTTGCCTGAGTTGTTACCTGATATGTACCCGCAGCACTTGTAGCAGTAGTAGATAATGCGGCTGTTTGAATACCTCTGTATTTGCTTAGATAACCAAGATCAATACTGAATGGTTTACCTTGTGAGTACTGAGCTAAAAATTGCTGTACTTCACCGTGATCTTTTTGATTAAAGTTTAAAGTAAATTGAAGGTTGTAGTACTGAATGTTAGTACTACGAGTGATTAAAGTACCATTCCATGAACGATTAGTGTACATAGGTTCAGTACTGCTTAACTGAAAACCAGTTACTTTTATATTGCTTGAAAATGCCATAGTGAATCCTCTTTGGTTTATGGTATTTATTAAAAACGAAAAAAGCCCGGTAGCTGCTAAAAGGAATAAAACAGACTTACACCGGGCTTTAAATTATTTATGTTGTTCGAGTTTGAGCATTTTTGACGGCTTGAGTTACACTATTCTGGTGTTTCTTTAGCATCGCCTGGAATTTAGCATCATCATCAGCACCGCCACCCTGAATAATCAGAGGGGCATTAACTACGAATCCTTCAGAACTGGATGATTTAGTACTGTCTTGGTTATCAAGGAACTTAGTTAACTTCTGGTTTGCTTCTGGCTGTACTACACGTTCACCAGCTTTGAGAATCCATGTTTGATCCCCGCTTCCTGGTACTTCATCTATACCGTTATGTGCCTTACCTTGTGCGGCACCTTTAGCAGTAGTGATAATACTCGCACCAAGGCTTAGTACCTGAGCATACGCACCAAGGCTGGCAGGCCACGGAGTAGCTAAAGCTGCTGACAGTGCTGTCTGTAGGTTTAGTACTATCTGAGCTATAGAGATGCCTTTCTGTAGGGCAAAAGCGGCTTGTGCGGCCTTAGAACCTTCACCTAACGCACCACTTAGGATAGTACCTAATGATCCGGCAGAATCGCTTAGAAGCCCGATTTGAGCCTGTGTATTATCCGTTTCAACGGCTAAGATCTGTTTGCTGTACTTTTCCTGAATAGCTTTCTTACGTTTTAGGTATTCTTCCTGAGATGTACCCAACTGGCGGTTAAGCTGTTCATTGATAGTTAATTCAAGATCACGTTGTGCTTCTAGGTCTTTGCGTTTCTGGTCTAGTACGTTAGCATTATCAAAGGGATTATTAGCATCACTTCCCATATTAGTTAAACCGATACGTTCAGTTTGTTGCTGTAGTAATCCTTTCATTTGATCAGTTGATAACTGCCCTTCTAAGCCAGCCAGATTATTAGATAAACCACGTAGCTGTTTATTTGGATCTGAGTACCCAATCATATCATCAATCATTTCTTTGAACTTTTTCAAACGTGTGTCATTGGCCTGATTAACGTAATGATCAATTTCGTCTTGTGATTTCTTAAGTACTGAACCACTTTCATGGATCTTTTTAACTATTTCATCTTGTTGTCTGTTGAATTCTTTAACACGAATATCACCATCACTGATACCAGATTTAGTAATAGCTGCGTTCCAGTTATTCAAAGCAGTAGCTTCTTTGCGTTTCTGTGCTTCTAGTTCACGTGCGGCTTTTTCTGCTGCTGCTTTAGCGGCTGCTGCTTCTTTGTCTTTGTTTACCCATCCACCCTGTGGCGTTGTAGTACTGGCCTGTGGTTTTGGTGGGAAATCGTTGTCTTTATGTGCCGCGTTCCATTCTTTAGTACCTGGAATATCTTTAGGGTCTACACCATCAATAGTACGTAGCATCTTAGCAATAGCATTATCACCACCATAATAGAAGTTACGAAACATTTGCATAAAGTCAGTACTAGACCAGTCTTTATTCATCAATCCAAATAGAGTGTTAAGATCATCAATTGTCGGTCCTAATGCGTTTGCCATCCATAGATGAAAACTAGTACTTAATGATGTTACTTTAGTTTCAAACTCTGCGAACTTAGCCGCATTATCATTAGTTAAAGATGCCGTCTGACCCTGAATTGAATTCATTAGTTCAGTAGTGTCATTAAACTGGCTGAATACACCAATCAATTTACTACCATCAGAACCCAAGGTTTCTAACATGTTAGTAATTTCGGCATTACTCTTACCTGCTTTACGCATCTGATAAAATGCTTCAGCTACTGACCGGATACCACCATCAGATTGATTAAGATATTTGTTGAAGTCCTTAATGTTAATACCATAGGCTTTCATATCTTCCGCTGGCCCTGAACCATCACGGAAAGCATCGCCCAAGTGATCAAGTACATCACGGTTCAAATCACCGAATTTTTCAACAGTGAATCCAAGTCCAGAGAATTGTTTTTCTAGCTTTTGTAATTGTTCTACTGTCAATGAACTGGTACGAGCCACTTCATTGTACTTATTAACATATTCTGCTGTTGATGATACCAGGCTATAAATCCCGCCTGCTACGATACCCATAGCACCAGCCGTACCAAGTAATCCAGTACTTAAACCGCCGAATCTACCCGTTAGATCTGTTACCTTTCCAGTAAGACCACCAAGTAATTCACCCGATTCAGTACCGAACTTTTGAATACTATTAGTACCATCGGCAAGGGCTTTACGTAATCCAGTTACATCACCATCAACATTAAAAATTAGTTGATTATTCTTTGCCATTATTTTTTATCCTTAGTTGCCAATGATTTTATTGTATCGGCAATACTATTAATTTGGTTTTTGGCCTCATTAGTTTTCTTCTGTTCTAACTTTTCTGATAGTTCACCAGTTGTTAGGTTTTGAAGAAGTCCGTAAAAATCCCAATCCAGTACAGAAGCCTCTTTTCTTCCACGTTCACTAAGATTGCCAGAACTGGCTAGCATCAAATGACATAAGTTAGCAAACATCGTCATCTGAAAACGGCTTCCATTAGGTTCAATTTGTTGATCATATATCATCAACTGGTGAAACAATTCAGGATCTAATTCATCTAGTTCTTGTGGTGAAAAGCCCCGTCGATGAATCATCTTCAGGGCAAATTTTATTTCTGGATTGTCTCTTACTTTTTTTCCAATTCTTCCGTTGGACTATCTTCAGTTGACCAAAGATTTACACAGTGCTGAAATAGTTCACTGGCAATTGAAGCATCAATTTCATTAATATCGATAGTGTCATCACTACCGCCATCACTGAATGCTGGATAACCAGTTTCATCACGACATACACAATGAATTAAAGTACTTTTCGTATCATTACATTCTTCAAATTTAGCAAGGGTAGGTTTTCTTACGTATAATTCAATGTCATCACCAACAGTTACTTTAGTTAGTTTTGGTTTAAGTTTGTTTTTTAAATCTTGTAGTAGACTCATTATTAATTCCTTTTAATTGAGTTGTTATTAAGCTGCGATTACTGAAGCAGCGACTGGACCGCCATCAATAGCTAGTGTGAATTCCTTGGTAACTACTTCATCTTTACCACCTGCTAGAGTGTCAGCACTAACGAAAGCGTTATATACGACATAGTAACCAGTAGTACGTGTAGCATCTTGGAAGTACTCTAACTTAACCTGAATGCGGGTTTGGTTTTCACTTGCGATGATTAGTTGTTGGTGTACTGCGTTATCTGGAATCCAGTTAACAGAGATTGAAATATCTGGAACTGCTTTTGAACCAAGTAATTTACGATTGTAAAGTTGATTGAAAGTAGTAACTTCAATAACAGTAGAAGTACCGCCAGAAGTTGCGAAGGTTGCGATTTCTGGAACTTCGGTCCATGTTACTGATTCAGTACTACCCGCAGTACCAATTGATACACCTAGATTAGCACCAGCAAAAATATCCATTGCCATGTTTATATTTCCTTATATAAGTATTTTACCCCTAATTCCGTTCAGGGGTATTCTTGTTTATTTATTAATTTGGTTTTGTAGGCCATTCGATGTTTGGAGCAGTTGATAAATCCAATTCATCCAATAGATCCGAATAGTCTAACCATTCATTGAGAGTTATAGTTTCTTTAGTTGTTAATTTACGCCCAGCCATTAGCTTAAGATTTAATGTGTACGTAGTATTCTGTACTTCAGATTTTAATCTATTATATTCTCGCTGAGCGATTGCAAAATAGTCAATTGGCGGTAAATCAATTACTACGGGTTTACCATCAACCCACTCCCCATACTTACCTTCTGGTGGATTGAAAAATAATTCATAATCTTCTGTACTGATTTCTGTCAGTTCATCGATAGTGAATCCATTATCTTCAATCACTCGTGGTAAATCGTCCGAATAGAATCCAGGTGGATTACTACTATAATAATACTTCATTTTATTTCCCCTTAAATGTTAACAATCCCTGCGGCAACATAGTTAATACGTGCTGAACCTACTAATGGGACGCCATTGTTATAAACACGAACATCAAAACCACTAGGACGTAATGCGTTTAAAATTCCACAGTCGAACATACCTACACCAACATCACCATTACCTAATACAACACTTGAAATGGTAGTAAAACCTGCTGGGAATGTAATGGTAGCGTCACCACTTGCGTTAGTTGATATAACCTGCGTTACTGTTAAAATCTGATGTGCCTGTGTCTGGTTGATTGGGATACGTGTATAGTTAGTAGTTCCACTTAATCCAGCATTTACTAAAGTCTGGCGTCCAGCCGCAGTAGATGCAAACGAAATAGTTAAAGCATTGATAATCGGAATTGCGTTAAGATTAAAACTACCAGCAGTACGTGAACGTGCCAATTGCAAATCTGAAGTAGTAGGATTCACCGAGAAGTCATATACCATCTGTTCATCAGTAGTTGCTACACCTAAAATACCGCCACGTGAACGATAAGAACCAGCTTTAACGGTTGCTAATCCGCTGGGGGCATTAAGTGCTGCGATAGTTAAACGACTAGTGTCATCATTAATTAGACGAATATCATAATCAGTTGTACTGTTACCATAGTGCATATCAATGAATGGCGTAGTTGCATATATTTCAATACTACCAGGCCTGATAGTGGTTGTTCCCGTAGGTGAGTTAACAATTAAATCGCCTGTCATAGTATCACCAGCTTTATTAACACCACCCAAGTTTATCAATGCATTAGAACCAGTACTGGCACCAGTACCACCATTAGCAATAGGTAGAATTCCTGTTACGCCAAGTGAAACGTTAGCAGTACCATCGAATGTAATCGCTGAAGTACTTCCCAAGTTTGTTTGAAACGACCGTGGGGTTGTTAACCGTGCTACTGTTCCGTTTGCGTTACCAGTACCGCCATTCGCGGTTGATAGTGGAGTTGTGAGGCTTAAAATACTTGCCGCTAAGGAACCACTGAACGTAGCTGTAGTACCTGTTAAAGCACCTGATAATGTTGTAGCACCCGCAGTTAAAGCACCCGTTAAAGTAGCCGTTACAGCTTGGATATCTCCAGTTACTGTTAAGTCTTTAGTAGTTGCTTTTGTTTGAAGCGTAATAGTGTCTGCTGATACCGCACCAGTGATAGCCGCTGATGGTCCCTGTACTGCCCCGGTGAATGTTCCCGTAGTACCTGAGATAGCACCCGCTGTTAGGTTGCCAGTATTGACAGCACCTGAGAAAGTAGCTGTAGTGCCGTTCAGATTACCGGTTAGTGTACCGCCACTAAGTGCCAGTGCTGATACATCGGCTGGGGTAAGAGTAATGTTAGTACTTAATGCCTTGCCGTTAACAGTACGTGCCATTGGTACGTATGCTGAATCTGATTGTGGTTTAGTTAGAATCTGAGTCCATGACGTGGATTGATTCTTACCGTAGATACTGAAAGTACCTGATTCTGTCATTACCAGTTTAGTAGTGTTCCCGTTATCAACGTTAGCAATACCTAGTAAATCGGTTCCTGTTGGATTTAGTGCCTGCGATGCCGGTACTTTTAAAAAGCTATTACCAGATGGAGTAGGTGATTCGTATTGTGGAATGTCTACACCATTGGCACCAACACCATAATCACCAAGTTTTAAATCTGCCATGTCTGTAATTGTCCCTCTGGCTATTACGTCTTCTGCCGTGAAAACGTATGATTTCTTCACTACTGAATTTTGATCACCAGAAAGCGTAGCAGTACTGACATATCCTGAAAGAATAGCGTAGTACTGAATGACACTTGTTAGTGATTCATATAGTGAAACTTTAATTTGAAATTTTTTTTTACTATTAAACATTGAATCAAGAAAAACATGTGTCACATTATCCGGCACATAGTTAACTACGATGTTTAATGATTGTATTGTTTTGTTTGAAGCAAGTATGACACTGTATTCATCATTATATGTTTCATACTCACTCATACTGCTTTGTATTTTTACTTCTGGAAACGCTGCTAATTCATCAATATTAACGTAAGTTGGAGCGTTGGGAATGTTGTTTCCTGCGTCCGTATTATAGAAAATTTTGGTAGCGTTACCAATGAAAATACCACTCATTGGATTACCTCGCGATTGTTAAGTAATTTACACTCATGCTAATTACAATTGTATTTAGTCCACTTGTCGGATCGAAGTCATCCTGAGTTTGCGTATTGGTTACACTACTGATATTTACGTTAATATTCTTTGCGTCTAAAATAAACTGGCCTGAGTTAAGATAATCATAAACAGTTTGCATTACTTCTTGATTGTCAGTTACTACTTTACTTGTACAAACTACATCAAATGTAAATTGACTATTAGTACTGCGTCCCATTGGTACATCAGTGTTATTCTCATAACAGTTAGTTAAGTAAAGTATGTATGGCAAAGCGTCTGAGTTAATTGTTTTTGGTGAAATTACCGTAAGCCCCAAAGAAAAAAAGGAATCTACGATAAGATTTTTTAGTTTAAATAAAATCATTCGTGATCCCTGTAGTAATAATTGCTCATGCCCGAAAGGTCATCAACAATGTTGTAAATTTCTTGGAGTTTATTCTTGTAGATAAAAGTATCTGCGTAATCCGCACTACCAGTACTAGCACTGAAATAACATTCTTGTGTTTCGACAATCCCGCCTTCAGTTTCAATACCTACCGTGTCTTGTTCAAAGATCACGGTAAGTATCTGTCCACTAGTTAAAGTAAGTGGTTCACCAAAAGTATTAAGAAAGACGTTTAATTGTGAATCATTAAACGCCCTCATAATTAAGCACTCTTAGTTAGAACGTAGAATGAATCAGCACGTGCTACTTTAGTATCCATAGTTGCCCATACACGTAGATATAGACCACCACGATTACGTGAAGTAGTTAGATCGCGGTCTAGTTCAACTTCAGAACCCCATTGAGCGATTACGATTTGACTGAAATCACCAAGGATTACTTGTCCGTCTGCTACTAGAGTACTTTCAATTACTGGAACTTCACCAGCTAGTACTTGCTCGTCACCCATACCTTCTACTAGGAACTTAGCAGCGGTGTTACCCTTAACTACTTGCTTACGAAGAGAAGCACGTGTAGCAGGAGACATTACAGCAACGATAGAGCTAGAAACGACGTTCTTAGCACCTAGAGCAGCAATAGCATCAACTACAGCATCGAAATCGATAGTAGCAACTTCATCAGTGTTACCAGCAGCAACAGCTTCAGTAACAACGTTAGCTAGTACGTGTTTTTCTAGTTGAGAAGCAGAACCCTTGATCATTGCGTCAGTGGTGTAGCGTTCAGCAGCCGCAGCAGACTTCATCATGATACGGGTTAGATAAACTGAACCAGTGAAATCTTGTGGCTCTAGAGTTACTTTACCGAAAGCTGGAGTAGCTTCTGGGGAAGTACCGTCTTCTAGAACGAACCCAAAGTTATTAGTAAAGTCTGAATTTAATGCTGGTAGAGATAGCTTACCATCACCTTCCAATCCACTGATTACAGTGATTGGGAATTTAGATAGTACTGAATTAGCACGTAGAATATCGATGAATGAATCATACGCGATAGTTTCTTGAATAAGGTTAGCACCAGTAGTAGTGTTAACAGCACGGATTGCCGAGGTAGGTACTTTTAAACCACGAGCACCCATGTTAGCACCTTCGAAATCAGCATCTAAATTAGACATTGCACGAAGGCTATTTTGTAGAGAAAAGTTGTTTTCCATAATATTATGATCTTCCTTGATAGGTTGTTTAATTTGACGTTTGAAATCTTCTACGCTAATTCCTTTTGCGATTGCTTCTGAAACGTCTAGTTTTAGTACGCGAGACATACCTTGTAGTTCGGCAATACGTTTTTCTTCATTTTTATTTATCATTTCTGAATCATCAGTATTTTCTACTTCTGATTCTTCTACCTCTACTTCTACTTCAACTTCTGTTTCAGCTTCGGCTTCGGGTTGTTCAGATTCCATTTCGGATTCTTGTACTGGTTCTTCTTCGGGTTCTTGTACTGGTTCTTCTTCTGAATCCATTTCTGGATCTTGGGATTCTTGTACTGGTTCTTCTTCTGGCATAATGCGTTTTTTAGAATCAAGTACCGCTTGTACTACGCTGTTCTGATGTTGTTTTAAAGCATCAAGATAAACTCTCAAATTACCTTCAGAATCGTAAACTTTAATCCCTTCTTCATCTTCAACGATGGTTCCTGGGATTGACTTAGCACGACCTACGCCAACTAAATCATCTGCCGGTACTGATACCATTGAAATTTCATAAGGCGACCATTTAGTAACAATTAGATTATCGCCGTCAATTTGATAATCATTGATTTCATAACCAACAGAAACTTTACGTAGAATACCTTCTTGTACCTGATGATACTTTTCATCACCAAGCCCGACACTTGAGAAACGTACTAAAGCACGTCCTACGTAATCAGGGTCAATGTTTGCGTCTTCAACTACTCCAATATGTTGATTAAAGTCGTGGTTGAATAGAAGGGCTGCTCCGTTCTTTAAACGGGATAGGTCTACTGCTTCTGGTGTATGAACTAAGATTTCGTTGTATTCACGTCCGTTGATGCAACGCATTACCGGGGTTTCTGAACTAAAGGCAATTATTACTTCACGACTATCATTAGTTGGTAGTTCCTGAATTCTCATTTCCCGCTTGTTGTTCTTCATCACTTCCATGTGATTTTTCTTCCTCAATTTGTTTAAACACTACATCTGGTGAATATCCCATTTCGTGAATAATTTGTTGTTTTGATTTAAGACCTGCTTCAAGTAACATGATTTCATATTGAGCTTCTTTTACCGGATCGATTGAAATGTTCTTAACTGGTATATAGTGAGCTACTACTAAATCTTCAAAGTCGCTAAAGCTGCCTAACTTACTATTATTTAGTAATTCATTCGCAAGCCAGTTTGCGTAGATTGGTTTTAGTACGCGACTAATCATCACGTTTGACCGTGTCTTAAAGGTTGTTTGCTGTAATCGGTCCGCCAATTTTGCAGCACTGAATGAAGCATTGGATGTATCGCCCATTAGATTCATTTTAGTGATACCTAAAGACATACTAATCTGGTTCATTAAGTTGTTAACAAAATCATTAATACCATCTACACCAGCGTTTGGGTTTACTGCTTTGATGTCCTGACCTGGATTTAATTCATAGATCGCACCAGCTTCAAGAAATTCATAGCTAACACGTGTATCATATCCGTCTTCACTGTCTTCAAGTTCATAATCGGATGTGTTTGAATTAGTAATGAATGAAGTAGTACTTGCTGCGACTTTCTTACTGATTAGTGTTGCCTGGATGTATTCTTGTAGTTCTTGTAGTACTTTCTGACCTGCGAATAAATCTGGTACACCGCGTTCCTGATTTGCGAATTCTGGAATAAAGTAGTGGATGATTTCATCTGCCGGTACACGTTCATAAGAACCAGTATCAATCTGATATGTAATCGGGTTGTAATTATGAACGTAATAGGCAATTGGTTTACGTGTACTTTCATCGAATTCAATTGAATTACTATAGTAACCATTCTTAGTAAGGCCAAAACGAGTATTAACTAATCTTGCCGCGTCCACTATTTCATATTTATCACCGCGAATACGGATAAAACATTCACCATCGCGAGCACGTGTCTTTTCTACTACTTGTTGAAATAGATCAATACTTAGTTGGCCATCGTATGAAAACGATTCTGGATTTTCAGCATAACGATAGAATAATTTTTCAATTAGCTGATTGGTTACACTGTTATCAGTACCGGGCAATCCGATTTCAACCGCTGGCTTAATTGTAATCCCATCACTACCAACAACACCATCAGCACATTTTTGAATGTAATTTTTTGCTATTGGATTGTTTAATGATAGTTCACGTGATTTATTGCGAATGTGTGTTAGAGTAAATTTTAATACTGAATTAATATCAGTTGTTCCAACACCAGCTACACCAAAATCAACTACCGGTTTACTACCATTTGTAATACTGCGTTTTAGTTCCGTATTGCCAATCTTTTTAGTTTCAATATGTCGATGTTTTGGTTGCTCTGGTTTCTTCCTTGAAAACCATTTCATTTTATTTTCCCCTGAATACTGTCACTGATTTAAAAACACCCGATTTTTTGCGTAGTTTGTTTGCCTTTCTTACATACATAGCACGTAGGCTAACAAGACTTTCTAATGATGAATTAATAATCGTCTTGTTATTTATAGTTATCTGACTGACAGCATTTTTAGCACGGTCTTCTAGTACTTGATCGATTTCCTTAATCATTGTTAAGGCATCGTTAAGTTCATCACTTGAAGATAGTGGATCGATGATTTGAACCTGTGAGATTTTGATATCACCATTGGCATTAACTACATATGTGAAATTACCTTCTTGAAAATTAGTAGTATCAATAACTACTGGGGTATCATTTGAAGTTGTATTTTCATATTCGTAAACTGTAGTAGTTTTACTACCAATGATGATTTTTGTATTTGCGGGAACAATATATGTGAATTTTTCACCTTTATAGATTAATTCTTTCATTTTATTCCTTAGCTAAACCAGTTACTACTTCGCCTCTTAGGTTGTTTAGTTGGTTTAGTCGATTTGGGTTGTTCTTCAGTGTATTTATCTTTTTGAATCACTGTTTGTTTCTGTTTTGCTACGAATTCACGTAATTTCTTGTAGGGCTGTGAACCTAATTTACTTAGATAGTACTCTTTAGCTATTAGGGCATAATTGATACAATCGAACGCTTCGTTCCTCTTGTATCCCTTCTTAAGAACCCAATATAGGTTATCACCTTTACGTTTAAGTTCTTCTGAGGTTAATTGTTCAAAGTAGTCATCTGGAAGATCATTTGTGAAATGTATCTGTGTTGGCATTTCTTCGCGATCTTCTGAAACTGCCCCATTAAGTAGACGCCGTATAGTGTTCTTACCTTCATTGACGTTGAGCATTAGTAGTTCATGGCCTCCAGTACGACTCTGCTTAAACAGGTCACTGGTAACAGAAGATGAACCCTTGATAGCCATTACGTTTTTACGAGCACCTGCGAAACGATAGATAGTGGCTGTTGCGTTACCGTTTGATGAGTCAATGAATGATCCAAGTACTTTCACCTTGCGGCCTGATACGGTTGTTAGTGTCGCGTTCAGGAAGTTGTCTAACTCTGTGTAGGCTTTAGCACCGGGTTTAGTACAGTCTGGTGCGTAGAATGATCTATGGTCCAGTACGTATACGTTCTTCTCTGAGAATCCTACTGTGGTTACTTCAAGGCGGTCTAATTGCTGGTCTATGCCGTGGGTAACTGCTAGTACATCGTCTGGTATGTTCTTAATGTCGAATGAACTATCACGAAGGTTTTCTAACAGTACTGAATCCAATTCAGCATTCATTTCATCATCCCAGGGTAAACCAAGGGCATTGTTGTAGAAACTCATGAGATTGAATTCAAAGTGTGCCTGTGCGAATTCACCAACTAATCTACGAATTGATGTAATAGGTGAATATAAACGAGATATTAAAAATCCTGCTACGTCTTTTACATCTGGATTAGTGATAACCCATTTACCTAATTTAACCATTCTAATACGTTGTGCTTCTGTGATTTCTTTATCGCATTTAGGGCAATGTAAGGCGGCTGTTTCTTCATCTGGAATAGCACGGCGACCGCCATTAATAGTTTTCCAATCAAAGCGTACATTTTCCCATAGTAATTCGTGTTCGTGTTCACAATGGGGGCATGGTACGTAGTATTTTCGCTGGTCACTTAATTGATATTCAGTACATATCAAATCGTCTTTAAGTTTTGGAGTACTTGCCACCATTACTAAACCATCAGTAAAAGTACTAGCACGTTGTTCGCTCAGGCGTAATGGGTTCCCCTCCTCACCATCTGCTGAAATAGAACTCACCTCGTCCAAGAACAAACGCTTAATTGTTTTTCCGCGTAGAGTACTTGCCGCGTTCAAGTTAAGCCAATAAAGAAAATTACCATCAACCATTTGTGTTTGATCGGCATTGTTTGCGAAGTTCTTATTATTCTTGTCGGTTACTATGCTTTTCAAAATCGGGCTACGAGAAATAACGTTATCAAATTTGCCCGTTTTCATTAGTTTGACTTCTTTACCAGTACTACTAGCAAAAGCCATGTTGCTGTTATCATTTGCCATAAAATACATAGCAGCATTTAGCATTACTGTGGTTTTTAATAGTTGTGCTGAAGATTGAAGTACTACTTTACGTACTCTGGGATTAGTAACTATATTCAATGGTTCTTTTTGAAACTCAAATAGTTTAAGCCGTTGCCCCCCCATCGGCCCGTCTGGAAATGTTAAATTTTCTTCACACCATTCACTGGGATTCATTTTCTTTGGCGGTAGAATCTTTTTCACTGCCTGGTTGATTATCCTCGTCAACTTGTCCTTGTTGTTCATCATTTTCTTCCTCTGGCATCTCGTATTCCTGAGAGCCAATTTCATTCAGTACTTCGTCTATGAAGACTGCTAGTTTTGTTTTAAGTGTTAGTGCATCCTCTGATTCAAAGAGTTCTAAGTAATGCTTCTGTGGGATTGTGCGTAGGTAGTTTTTGAGTTGACTGAAGTATTCACTAAGACTGGATTCTAAGTAAGATGTATCCACCACCATCCCAAGTTGCTTATCAAGTTCAAGTTCGGCCTGAGTTGCTTCTGCTGTCATCCTGCGAAGGCGTTCGCGGTCAATCTGTTCGCGTAAGTCGGTATCTCGAAGTGGATTTATTACTTCATCAACGATCCATTTGCGGATCTGTGTTTCAGGCCATGACATATCGAGTCCACGTTGTGCCACCCATGATTGCCGTATGGTTGATTCATCGTAGCCGTACTGTTGTGCGAGGGAACGTATTGAAAGTGTGTTACTCATAGTTTTTCCTTTTGGTTAGCTATGAGTATTTATGCGGGGCGGGATGAGGTTTTTAGTTCACATATAAAAAAAATAATTCGCTGCGAAACCTCACGATCTTAGTAAACGTCGGGGAACCTTTTGGTTGCTTTAGTTATTATTCCATGTGAAATTAAAAAGATTTGATTAACTTTTTGAGATTTTTCTTATAGATTCGACTTTCCGAAACTTTTCTTTTAGATAACAATGGAGTTGTTATGAAACTTAGACAGATTGAAATCACAAATTTTCGAGGTATTGGCTACGCAAAGATTGATTTAGAAAATTTTAATACGTTGATAGGTTCAAACAACATCGGTAAATCAACAATTTTAAAAGCAATTCAATTACTTTTAAATACTTCAAATCCAACCTCTGAGGATTGGCCTTTCCGAAAAGCTAGCGAAAGTACTCTAATAATCTCTGGTACGTTTTCAGATCTTACTGAGGAAGAGTTGACCAAACCCTCTATAGTAAAATTAGTTCATGATGATAACCTTAAACTAAGGGTCACAGCCTCATGGAACAACGATCTCAATTGTATTGACAAACCAAGATACGAAGCTTATTCAAGAGTAATTGAAATTGAAGGGTTTACAAACAAAATCACTGATGCACGTAAAATACCATTCATAAAAGCTATAATCGATGAGCTAGGCTTTAATTCCGTAGATTTGTTTAAAGAAAATATTGACTTAATTAAAGAGATTGCACTTGAAAAGCATCCTGACATAGTGACTGTGAGTCATAAATGGTCTTCTGATAGTATTAGTATTAACAATCATCTTCAACAAGCTATTCCACATGTACTATATATTCCGGCATGTTTCAAAATTGAAGATGACCTGAAATCTCAAAAAGGCACACCTTTTGGTTTTTTATTTACAAACCTAATATTCCCTTTCTTACAAGAAGACAAGTCTTTTACTACATATACTGATTCAGCCAAACACTTACAAAAGAAAATGAGAGGTGAAATTCCTGGTGAACTTATTGAGGGGATTGATACTTTAATGAGCGGCATATCTACCTCCCTCAACCAAATCATGGATTTCAAGTCTAAAGTTAAGTTGTCAGTTGGTGATATAGAAATAGATCAAGTGTTTATGAAGGCTGCCACATTACTGATTGAAGATAAACTAGAGACTCAGCTTGATTATCAGGGTAGTGGTGTTCAAAGAGCATTGGCATATGCTTTACTTGAAGCAAATGCATTGTTTACTGCTTCTGCCAGCAATAGAACAACTGTAATACTTTATGAGGAACCAGAATTATACATACACCCTCATTTAATGCGTATCCTTCGGAACTGTCTTAGAGACAAATCCAAACTCGAAAACTGGCAAGTTATTGCAAGTACTCATTCCCCTTTTCTCATTGATATTGCTGAAAACCCTACCTCTTTAAAATTGATTAAAGAGGATCAAAATGATACTCGTACTGTTCATCAAATATCAAAATCTATTTTCGAAACTGAGGGACTTTATAATGAAAGAGATATGCTTCGTGCTGCTCTAGATTTTCATCCAACTGTATGTGAAGCTTTTTTTGCTAAACGTGTGGTAGTTGTCGAGGGTGATACAGAAGTTGCTATATTAAGATTTGCTGAAGACCTTTGTAATAAAAGAGATGTTCCAGTTGATTTAATAAAGGATACCACCATAGTTTCTGCTGGTGGAAAATGGACCATCCCCGCAATTGCAAGGATATTAGTTGCCTTAAAAATACCATTTAAAATAGTCCATGATTTAGATAGAAAGGGTTTATCAGATGATGAACTACTTAACCTAACTGGATTTAATGAATACTGTGCTAACGCAAAGATTGAATCAATAGCCGGAGCAGATAAGGTTTATAAAGTAGATGATACTTTCGAACATGTCTTGTGGAGCGTTGAAGATGGTGAAAAGATACCATCCGAAGGTGGTAAACCATATAATGCATGGAAAAGAATAAAATCCTATGTTGATGGCGAAATACAGTTACATCCTAAGTGCATTACTAAACTTGATGAAATATTAAATTTCATTTATCAACCTTAGTTATCATTTGCTATCCCCATTTAATACACGGGGATAGTTTACTTTTTAAGTATAATTCTACATATAAATTTTTTATAGGCTTTCCAAGAACACATGGTTAACCTGTGTACTGACACATTGAGGAACATGCTTTACATGATCACTGTAAGAGTGCGGTTTCGTTACTCGAGCCTCATTGATTACACATCCATTACTTGACATTCCATTAAATTGAGCCTTGTTATAGTGGCACTGGAGTTAGAATTGAGTTCTGTAGTACTTATCTGCACCTCATCAGTGAAGTACAGGAGGTAGTATTTTTCTTCGTTATTGTTATACTATCTTCTTAACATGTTATTGCTCATTAGTTATGTGATGTATTTGTCATGTTTCTTTCTAATTCAATAACTTTATGACATTTAGGTGTTTTTAGGTTTAGGTATAAAACCATGATCGGCAAGGTATGGAAGATAGTTAAAGAAGTTATAATTGGTACAATATTGCTATTAACACTATCGCTAGTAATATCTGGTGCTTTGAAAAACGCAGGGATAATCGAGCACCCTAGTTTTTTCATCTCCATCGGCATTTTTCTCAAGAGTGTTGAATATGGTAACCTTTCAGATTGGATCAGTAGTTTAAGTACTTTATTTACCTTATTAATAGCCCTGGCAGCTTATTCAAAATGGCAAGAGACAAAGTATAGAGATGACTCCTATCAGATTCAAAAAGATATCATCACAAAGAACTACTATTCACTTTTTAAAACAATTGACGACGTGAATGTTAAGATAAGGGAAATTAAATTTAAATGTCTGGACTTGCATCATAGTTTAAAGAAAAGTGTAATTGAGAACATGCAAGAAAATCTCATTGATTTTATTTCTAAGTTAGAATCAAGCAGCCATGAGATCAAGAGGAATATTGAAATTCTATCGATGTTTAACTGCCATTTAAATGAGAATTTTAAAAATGTTAATCACAACATTCTTCAATATATTGAAATAACCAACACCACAATAAGAATAATTACAAATTCTCTTGAGGGCATTCAAATGGAGCAATTTGAAATCATGAGGAAAAAATCACTTGAATATTTAGCTTCAGGAATAACGGCATATGAAAAAAATGTTAACGTTCTAAAAGAAGGAAGATCTTATTTGTACAATTCCGACGTTAAACTGCATGAGTTTTTTGAATTTAAACCAAATAAATGAGTTTATTTGGTACTCAAGCGTCCTTCCGTACCTTCTACCCAATCTGTTCTAAAATTACCTCTAGTACTAGTAGCTTCTCACGATCCTTATGAGTAGCTACTAATTCCTCATAGTTCAGTGCTTTTCTACTATCGTGTAAGCCATTAAAATACCCACTTAGTCTATAAATTTTTTTATTCCTAAACTTACTGTAGGAATTTTTCTGGTAACTCAACCAACTTTTTAGCATTTAGCATCCTAACTTTTTGCCTAAGGATGGTGTTAATCTTCTAATGTTAAGCAACAAGCTGCCGATACTCCTTGGGTACAATTTCATTTTAAGGAAGAACAATGAAGAACCCGATAACACAAGAAATGATCATGAGTACTCTCGATTGGGCGTACGAAAAGGCACTAACATCTTTACCAGGTATTGATAGTGCTTTTGAGATGGCAGAGGATTACAAAGCTCAAGAAGGTACTCTTGAAGACAAAGTAAACTCACTTATCAGGTGGCAAAACACTAAAGCAGGCACAACGGGCTTTCTTACTGGCTTAGGTGGAGCACTGACCTTACCTGTTACAATCCCAGCTAACATCGCTACAGTGTTCTATGTTCAGATCCGTATGATTGCAGCTATAGCTGTCATGGGCGGCTATGACGTCAAGAACGATCAAGTAAAATCTCTCGTCTATGCTGCCCTGACGGGTAATGCTGCCAATGAAGTACTTAAAAATACTGGTATACAGTTGGGTACAAAATTAACTACTTCATTGATCAAAAGTATCTCTGGCGAGACTATCAAAGCAATAAATCGTGCAGTAGGTTTTCGGCTAATCACTAAGTTCGGTCAAACAGGCTTAGTAAACCTCGGGAAAATGCTTCCTATCCTTGGTGGTGTGATTGGCGGTACTTTTGATGCTGTAAGTACAAACATCATCGGCAATGTTGCACGCGATGCTTTCATAAAAGGAAGCCCTTACATCATTGATGGTGAGTTAGTCCCCCAACCAGCACCACAAGAGTAATGAAACCTAGCCGATTCGCGTAGTGAATATCGATTGAGGGTATTCATTGAGTCGGCTCTACAACGCAGCGATACTTGCCCAATCACTTTTAAGTACTTGATAGTTGTTAAGTACTTCTGTGAGTTCAACACGAACACACAAGGCAACGCCGCGTAGTTACTCACGAAGACGTCAGGCCAAATCACTTGCCGAGTAAGTACTGATCAGTAGTCGGTAGACAGAAAACGAACCCGCGTTCTTTGGAGTACTTCAGTGCGACAAAAACGCAAGTTCTGATCTTATCTTTGAGTTTTATAGAGACTTACGAGCAAAGCGAAGTATGGCTCTTTGAGACTGAATGATATGTAAGTCAGTTACTTTAAAGTAAGAAGTAAAAGTAATATTATATTAAGTTACGGTTATTCTTAAAAATGACCAAAAGTGCATATAAAATGAATAATAAAGGAATTTTATGCACAAAATGAGCATTTTAACGCATAATTACGCACAAATAAATCATCTCGCAAAATCATAACCGTATTTTTCATTCGCGTGTTACGTTTATAGTTACGGTTATCGAATAGTCTGTAGAAAGGCGATAATTTCACCTACTGATGCATTAGCGTCCCACAGTTCTAGTACTGCCTGCTTTTGATCATCGTTCATTGGCTTTTGAGTAAGTACTTTTTCCATTGCTGCTTTGATTCCACACAATAGGCCGCCGCCTTCTACAAATGCTTTCAATGATTCAGCAACTGAGATACAAGCTTTCTTGTACTTTTCGATAGATGAATCGCTGTTTGGTAACTTCTTAGATCTGTCTGTGCGGTAGATGGTCAGATGGTGTAGTACTTGTGCTTTAGATAGCTCGCTAGCGTTACGTATGATGTAGTAGACATCTTCAACGGGTAACTTGTACTTTCCGAGCGATGGACAATTCTGTATGGCTTCATTAATAATAATTTTGGCTTGAGGGGATAGACTATTGTAGGTAATACGTTTCAATGCCTCGTTGAGCTTTGTGTTGTTGTGAATTACTTCCTTTTTAGCCATGGTTCCCGCCTGATAAATAGTTGTGTAGATAGTTCATGTTTCTACGCTCCTTCGTATTGATTGCCCGGTATGGTTCTAACATACCGGGCTTTTTTATAGATATTGTGTGTGTTTCTTCTAACGCTGGGTATAGTTTCACACTAATTACTTTTCACTCTCTTATACCAGTCTTCATACTCAGGTAAGCCGTTCGCCATTAACTTTCTGAAAAATTCCTTATTACAGTTGACTTTGAGCACATTACAAATACGAGCAGATGATATTTTACCGCATAGAATATTTTCATACTGGTGAAAAGTTAAATTGATAAATTTTACTTTTTCTTTTTTTCTGACTGACTTGTTGAGATTTTTTCGGTTAGTTCTTATCGTCTTCATATCACACCTCCTTAATCGCATAAGAGTTGATCAGATATTGAATAGCCCCACTATTGCTCTTGGCTAATCCCTTGTCGATAATGTCTTGTAGGACTTTCTCTTGTGTTTCATTGAGGCGTACACCAACACCTTTTGTTTTGTTTTCTTTCATGTGACCTTCCTTTGTTCACAAAATTATATTTTTTACGCACGAAAAAGTACCCCAATGTCACGAGGGGTATTTTTCATGGTGGAGATTGATATCTACGTTGACCGAGCAGAACCGGTTGTTTGTATGATTATACCGCAGGATTTTTTTTCGTTCCAAAAATCTGATGTAGTTTTTCAGTTCTTTGATTCGGCTTAGTGCCAGTAGTGAAGAATACTCTTGCTGACTATCTTTAATGTTAATGGTATCGCGATTGATGTTAGTAAAACTGTGATCATATGATTCTCCCTTTCATATATTTATCAATTCGCGGTAAAACTGCTCTAAATTAAAACCGGCCATAGCATTGACCGACACAAGTTTTTAGTTGTGTTTATAACCTTTGTTACTTAGACATTAAGTATTTTGCGAATTCAACAAATTCATCAAAGTGCCCTTCAACATCTTGCTGAAGTTCACCATCGACATACGCTACCATACGACCTGCTTTATCGGTAAAGTAGAAACTGTCATCCGCGTGATTGTGTTGAACAGTACCTTTATCAGTGAAGTATAATGTTTGCAGTATTGACTCGCCTTCAAATGGGGATACCTGATTAGTATCATCATTCTCTAAACCCTGATGGATGGTATAGACCAACTTTCCATCAATCCAAATTTCTTTATCTTGTTCTTCTTTATCGAAGTCAGTTGAATAAAATAAGTGCTTCTCAATGATATTCATAATTATTTTCCTTATAGGATATCCGCTACAGTTAAGTAGAGTTTTATGTGATTTTATGTATTAGGTTTTATCAGGCAGATTGCTTGACGGGTTTGATATTAACCTGGGAGTTTGAAATGGTCAATTTGACTTAAGTTAAGATTTGGGCTCGAAATTTGACAGTCTAATATCTAATTTGTTATCGTTTGTGCCGAGTATAGTTTAGCCTTTTTTGGGTGGGAAATTGTAATACTTCAACTTGACTTTCTTGATATTTTCTGCAATTAGTCATCTACAAATCTTGATATTAATAGCCTTAACCAATCGATTTATCTTTGCCTCTTTTCTCCTTTTTTTTAGTAAAACATTCTGCTGCCCTTCCTAAAGCATTGATTTACCTATTTTTATATAATAAATACTCTTATTCACATTCTTAGATTACCGCTGATATTTTTACCCACAATTAACACCTGCTAAAAGCCCCGCAGAATTGCTACGAGGCTAGCTAAAGCCCACTACTTCCGAGGCCAAAACATCTTACTATCTAGTTCTGGATACCCTACATGTGAAAGTAACTCTTTCGCATGGCGTAACATCATCATATTGACAGCGTGTAGCTCTGCGTATCGCTCTCTGACACGATCTAACGCATGTTCTGGTACTTCCTCATTAGCCACTTCCAGTTCGTGCTGTGAGAACGGTAGAGCACCCACATAACACCCCCAATCATAAGGGGTATTACCTGCTGAGAAATTGTAATAACCCTCATTACCTTTTATCTGAAAGCTGATGAACAGCCTTCTATCGTGCTTCCATGCTCTTACATCACCAATAGCACTATACACAACATCTCTTAATTTACTTCGGTACTCATGTAATGGATCTTGAATTACCTTATATTGAACGTATTTGAAGAAATCCATCATGGTAGATTCAAAAGTACTATCATTTGCTAATAGTTGTTTACGTTGTAGTACTTCAAGTTCAATTATTGCATTATCTCTTTTTCTCTTAAGCTCTCTAATAGTATCTGCCAGTTCATCTACATCAACATCATCAAGGGCGATAGCTAATTTAGTAGCTTTATTGATTTGAATACTATAACCACTGATAGTACTTTCCATAGCGGTGATTTGCTGTGTGTAATCAGCTTTATCACCCTGGCCTTTTTTCTGTAGGTCCATATAGGCAATAGTAGTTACAAGCATCAAAGTATGTTCAACTAACATACCTGGCATAGACCACGTTTTACAATCATGGTTATTGCCTCTGCCCTTCTCACAAAGATAACGAATAGTATCACCATGACGCATAGCCATCATAGTGCCACCACAATGCCCACATCTGAATAACTTCATCCCCGCAAGAAGATTGATATTATTTTTTTCAGCAATAATTTTAGTACTGCCATCAGCGTTTGTTACTACCCTACCCTCACCAACTTTACCAATGTATTTTGTAGTAGTTCTTATCTGCTGTAATCGTAGAAACTGCCCTTCAGTAATCAACGCTGGATAGTAGTTAGGAAGTACATAAGTTTTACCACCTACTGTAACTTCCCTCACTCCATACACGGCCTTATTGATACGTAGTTTGCGTATATTCGCCATAGCCCATGCTTTCCCTTTGTAGTAATGAGGGAATTTTTCATTGAGCATTTGAGTTACTTTGAATACCGATAAACCTTCCATGAAGTTTTCAATAGCAAACTGAGCACAAGCCCAAAGTACTGGATGTGTTTTCACGGCCTCATACATTGAGCCGCTATCATCAATCCACCACGGATGTGATCCTATGCTCTTTATATTCACTGGCAGACCCTGCTTGATAAAGCGATCAATCAACGCAAGAGCATTACCATTAGTACGGTTTTGTTTAGTTTTCGATTCTTCATGAGCACGAGAAAACATGAGAATACTTGTAAGCAGATCAACCGGATTCCCCTTGATTGCCTCACGTGTATAAACCTTGTTATCCATCCCTGTTACGACCGTAATACCACGGCGTAAAATGCCCAGAAACAGCTCTAACGCAGTGTCAATTTCCGATCGTGTGATACGGTCGAGAGCCTCCACGTAAAGCACTGAATTACAAGCAATTAAACCCTCATCAACTGCCCGTAAAAATTGCCCCAATGCCCCATTCTCATTTGTGTTGGCTGATTTAAAACCTGACACGCCAGCATCTACAATTTCTTCAATTTCAAGACCATTTTTCTGAGCGTATTCCTCTGCCGATTTAGTCTGTCTTGCCTTAGTTGTTCCATCGGCCTGTACAGCACTCGACCAACGCTGATAACTGTATAACTTCTGAGCCATAATCTACACCTTTTCAATAAAATCAATTACTTGTTTTAATGTGTAGAATTTACTTTAGGATTGCCCGGATGGCTGATGATATGGACCAGACCACCTGCCATGGCGGCAATCATCGCGTCAGTGTGATGCTTTCTGTCGCGCGGTGCATAAACCGGCTCGTGAAAACCGGCGACGATTAAATCCAGCGCATCAAGCATCGGGCCAGAACAGTCGATCTCGCCCTGCTGATTTTTAATATTGGCTTCAATACCGCGAAGAATCCCTACGCCATCGATCACGCGCGGCCAGACGCGCATATTAATAAAGTGCCAGTAGTGCGGCGCGTCGGCCATGTCAGGGCCGTGATCGGTGATGGCAAACAGTTTCAGGCCG